GGTTGGATGTAGTTGGTGATGGCAATCTTGATGATCACTTAGCATCTAATGCTGATGGAACGTTTAGTTGGAAGACAGTTGTAGCAGCCGGTGGTCCTCTCGACTCTGCTGCAAGTTGGTTTCATGTTGCTGGACCTATGTCGCAGCCGTGGGCTAGAAACACATGGATAACTAACTTATCAACAGGCGATGTTGTAATAACTGGAATTAGTTGGCGGGACAACGGTGTCGACTTCGTAAGACAAGGTGCGGGATACCCAGCGTATCCGGTTTGCCAAATAAACTCAAAAAGTTCTGATGCGAATTACATCGTGCCCGGAGGATGGCAAGTTGGTGGCTCCGACACAACTTGGTTTAGGAATTATCTGACTATTCTTTGGAATGCGGCTGATTTGGAGTCAGGCCTTGTTTCTAATGGTGGATTTGATTATTAAAGTAGTAGTAAAGGATTGATATAAATGGCAGTAGTAACAAAATATGCGTTAGTTAATGATAGCGGAAGAGTTCAAGGAACAAGTGGCGGTACTCCAGATGCGGCAGAACTTCTTGCGGCCGGCGCATCAATGAATATTTCATATACTAGTACTATTGATGATAAATTTGATGGCTCTGTTGGTAGTATGTCAAGACATTATATCAACAACGGAATTGCTGAATCTTGGGCTTATACATCAGAATGGTTTCTTTTAGTTAATGATAGTAATGGTACAAGTTTTGCTATCGGAGAAAACTGTAAACAAGCGTTAACTGGTACAGATATTACGTGGGTATGTACAGGTTTTGAACCGTCTACTTCTGCAAATTGGCAGTGGACTGGTATGAGTGGTTCAACTGTTGGTACAGCACTTATGACCATTGCGGATTGCGGACCAACTAGTGGTACTGAAGCAGGTATTACCAGCCCGACTGGTGGAGATTCTGGTGCAGGTACTGCAGCCGGCCCGGAAGGAATGTGCGGATCTCCCTACCCAGTAACTGGACTGTCTACAGGTGCTGCTTGGGATGTTATCGGTATTGTTCGAAGAATTGAACCACAAACAATTGGTGAAATGTTCATGAATTACGAAATAGATGCTCTTGGAACAGCAGACTACAGTGCTTTGGCCTGGGGTAGTGGTGGACAAACAATAGACTTGACAGACGTGTTTGGATCAGTAACTGGTGAACACGATGTTGAGTTTTTACAACACAAATACCATCATATTAAGTTGAGTCATGAAGTGAATGGTACCACCCATGCTAACTCAATTGTACAGTATACTCTTTATGACACAAATGGGGTTGGATACACTCTAGACTGCATTTCTGGTGGAACTCCTGATGCGGCTGCACCACAATTTGATACTCTTTATTTTAACTACTTGCAGGTAGACGAGGCTAGAGGAATATCAGAAGACAGGATTAGATCCGCTTACGAAGGTATAGGTTTAACAGCAGGTAAAGATTCCGTATTTAAATGTAGAACATTCTTTGAAGGTCGTCAATAATAATGGCAACACCAACGTCTAGACAAACCTTAAAAGAGTATGCATTGAGAAGGTTAGGTCATCCTGTTATTGACATCAACATTGATGATTCTCAAATGGAAGATAACCTTGATGATGCAATCCAGTTCTTTCAAGAATATCACTTTGACGGTGTTTTACAAGTATTTTTAAAGCACCAAGTTACATCCAGTGATATAACTAACGGTTATCTTGCTATGGATGATATTGATTCAAACGTAGTTTCTGTTAATAAGTTATTCAACCTTGCTGTTAATTCAGTTAATTTGTTTGATGTGTCTTATCAGTTAGCATTAAATGACTTTTTTGGTACATTCACACCCGGCACCCTTACTAATTATACTATTACCAAACAACACTTAGAAATGTTGGAAGATATCTTAGACCCAGAGAAAAACATTAGATTTAGTAAAGTAACAAACAAATTATATGGTGATTTTAACTGGAGTGATGATTTGGATGCGGGTGATTATGTTGTAATTGACGCATATTCAAAGTTAGACCCAGAAACATATACAGAGATTTACAATGATAGACTTTTAAAAAAGTATGTAACTGCATTGTTTAAAAGATCATGGGGTAATAATTTGTCAAAATTTGAAGGTGTTACTGTTCTTGGTGGAGTTCAATTTAATGGAGCAAAAATCCTTGATGAGGCTAGTGCTGAAATAGATAAAATAGAAGAAGAGGTACAAGACAAGTACGAATTGCCACCAGACATGATGACAGGTTAAAAGGGGGTTTTGTTGTAAATGGCTATCAATTCACATTTTAGACCCCAAAAAGGCGAACAAGATGTTATAGAAGATCTTACCATAGAAGCAATTAAGATTCATGGTCATGATTTTGTTTATCTACCAAGAACCTTAGTAAAAGAAGATGAGATATTTGGTGAAGATGTTTTATCTCAATTCAGTAAAGGGATTGAGATAGAAATGTATGTTGAATCGGTGGATGGTTTTGAAGGTGAAGGGGATTTCATATCAAAATTTGGTTTAGAGATAAGAGATTCTATTAATCTAGTTGTTTCAAGAAAAAGATTTTCACAAGAGATAACACCCATTGTACCTGCAATACTATACCCAAGAGAGGGTGATTTGATTTATTTTCCTCTTACTGGGGGTGTTTTTGAAATCAAATTTACAGAACATGAAAACCCATTTTATCAATTAAATAAATTCTATACATATAAGTTATCTTGTGAACTATTCCAGTACAGTCAAGAAGATATCGATACTGGTTGGACAGATGTTGATAAACTTGAATCAGACAGACAGGATTTAATGGTTGAACTTACCATGACTGGTGGTGTAACTGGTACATTTGTTGTGGGTGAATACATATTTGATAGTGCAACTTATTCTACATCTACTAATACTGCAGAGATCATTAAGTGGACATCATCTACAAAAGTTATGCAAATTGCAGGACAGTCTGGTGCTATCGGATTGACTGGAGTTACAGGACAAGACTCAAGTGCATATGGCGTTGTTGGTTCAACAGCAGATCCATCAACCACCACGATTATTCCACCTGACGTATTCTCAGATGGTAGAGATTTCCAAATTGAGGCTGATGACATATTTGACTTTACTGACCAAGATCCATTCTCAGAGGGTAACTACTAAGAACAATGTTTGAAATTTTTTATAATAAAGCGGTAAGAAAATTGACAGTGGCCTTTGGGTCTTTGTTTAATAACATATATGTTGTTCGAACGGATGCTTCTGGTACTGTATCTTCAAACATAAGGGTTCCTCTTGGGTATGGTCCAAAACAAAAATGGCTTAGAAGACTAAGAGAACCTAGTTCTATCACTGATGATACAGTAGATGCAGAGGTATCTCTTCCTAGATTAAGTTTTGAGATGAGTTCAATAACTTACGATCCAAATAGAAAGAAGAATACTATACAGAAAAGATGGTATAGACATGATGATAATGACAAAGTTTATACTAATTATATTGAAGTTCCATATGATTTTGAATTTTCTGTAAGTGCAATGGTAAAATTTATGGAAGATGGATTGTGTATAATGGAACAAATACTTCCATATTTTACACCAGAATTTACTGTAACAATTGATTTTAACGATATTAACCAAAAAGTAGATATACCGATTATTTTAAATTCCGTAACGGTTAATGAAGACTATGAAGGTGACTTTGATGCAAGAAGAATGATTTCTTTTGATATGTCATTTACTGCTAAAGCAAACGTATTTGGTCCCACAAAAACGAGTGCTGCTATCCAAACTGCTATTGCTACTATTTGGGAGCCTGAAGCATTCTATCATGATGGAATTTCTCTTGGTATGTCAGGTGCGACCGCAGCACAATCTAAGGTTACTGTTGGACCGACTGGGCCTTCTGGATCGTCATCAGGTGTTGATGACTTTACAGGTTACACTGTAGGTATAAGAGTTTATGGTATGACTGGAGATGATGGTATTAGTATAGATGGAACTAACTTATAAATATAATTAAATGACATTACAACATAAAATATTTCAAGATAGAATTAACGGATTGAACGAACAGATACCCGCAGGTGGTGGTAATGGATTTGGTCAAACAGATCCTTCTATACCTTCTATACAACAAATAGGTAATGTTCCTCTAAGAGGAAGATCAAGCAGCACTCAACGTATGACAACTAGAGCCCTTTATGGTAGTACTTTGTCCTTCGAGTTATGGGATATTTCACCAAAATTTCAAGAAATGTGGGATACTTACATAACCGCAGGTGGAGCATGGCAAAAAGATGTTCCATGGCCAGGCTTACCAGTATTCATTAACCCTGAAACTGGGGAAAATGTTAGGTTTGAACTACCAGAGCCAGGCGAAATGCAGTGGCCTCCAGAAGGTCCAGCGTTTGAATAC